AAGGGAGGGTGCATCCAGAATGAGCAGCTCATGGGGCTGTCCGTTTTCCTCGGTGGTATGGATGACCACATAGCCGCCGCTCTGGCCGGTGATAAGCCCGGTGGCTTTACCGATGGCGGTTTGAAGCAGCTTTGGAAAGCGTCCCACCGTGGACTCCACCTTGTCGACCGTGGACTGCACCTCGGAAATGGTGGTGATCATACTGGACTTGCTCTGACCGAGGGAAATGCTCTTGTATCGCTCGGCGAGGGTATCGTACACGGTTTCAATGACCATAGCCGACACGCTGACACCCAGAAGCGAGTGCCGGATGGTGACGGTATCGCAGAGGTTGACCCGCTCCAGCAGTGCCGAATACTCCGGCTGCTTCCAGAGCGGCTCAAAGGACACCTTCACCGTGGGAATGGTCGCTCCCAGCGGGTTTGCCTTGATGTAGCTGTTGGCTTTGGCTCTGAGGGTTTCCTCGGTCACAACTCCGTCAAACTGGTCGGAGAAATCCATGATGAGCGTTTTCGCCCGGATGATCTCCGAGGTCACAATAGGAAGCGTCACCTCCGGCAGCGTGACCACGGTTTCGGTATCCGCACCCTCTGGCGTGTACACGGCATACGGGAGCAGTGCGGTATACACGCCGCTGTTGTCCTCGTCCTGCTCCATGGCGGTGAGGTTCTTGCCGTATTCAATGACCACTCCGGTCTTCTGTCCACGGTGCGAATGGAACTTCACCGTGAAGTTGTCCCATTCAAACTCACCATACCATTTGGAGAGCATGGAGCCTTCCGTGCCGCCGAGGCAGGCTCTGACGCTTTTCGGCTGCGTGACGGAAAACGCCTTTGCATCCGAGTAATCCGTCCAACCCGTAAAGCGCGTGTCTCCAGATAGAAGCTGAGATAAAATCAGCTGCGGAGAGCGGCTCTCCGTGGAAAACGGCAGCACGGGAACATTGGTAAGGTCATAGGAAATGTGTTGCCCGTAGATGGTGATGATGCCGTTTAAGGGCTTCGTGATACGGTAGATGCGGAAGGCCTGGTCTGCGGCGGTGTCGTTGGGCTTCGCCTTGACGATGCACTCCTTGGTGATAAGCCCGTAATGCTGACCGCTAACCGGGTATCTGAGCAGACACTCAAACACACCGTTTCGCTCCTCGGTCACTTCGCAGGAAATGGTGTCCGTCAGCACACCAAGGCCGAAGGTGGAAAAATCCGTTGCATTGGGCGGGTATAGGACTGGAATCATAGGCTGTCACCTCCTTCCGAGCATAAAAATACCACCGGGGATTTCTCCACGGTGGCAAATGAGTTGTATTTAATAACGAAAACTTTATTTGCTTTGGATTTCAACAACAATAATTTCCGGCCTGTTATTGAACCGAATGGGGATAATACTGTTGCCGATACCCCGGCTCACTATCATGGTCGTATTGTTTTCGGAGTACTTCCCGGCATCATATTTCGGGAAAAAGCCTTGATTCGGCGCAACAATTCCTCCAATAAAGGGCAATCGGAACTGCCCGCCATGCGCATGTCCGCTTAATACTAAGTCAATATTCTCAGATACATAGGCGCTAAATGTTTCCGGTCTGTGTGACAGCAGTACGCAATACTCACCTGTCAGATGCATTTCTTCGAGCTTGGTTTTCAGGATACTTTATTGTATGGATGAATCTCGGTCGGTAAAATCGGGGTCATCCAGACCGGCAAGCAGTATCGTTTCATTGTTTTTCGCAAGTTCCATCGACTCATCATGGAGAACGATAACTCCTGCGTCAATTAGTTTCTTCTCAAGCTCCTGATATTTTTCGCCGATCCAAGCCTCATGGTTTCCGGTCACATAATAGCACGGTGCAATTTTAACAAGTCGTTGTATGAGGCTTTCCGCAATTTCAATGTTGGTCTTGCTCGAATCCACCAAATCGCCGGTTATAGCGATCATATCTGGCTTTTGTTTTTCAATAAGAGAGGCAATATTACCGTTGTTTTTCCCAAAATGTGCGTTGTGTAAGTCGGATACAACGGAAATCCTGTAATGATTGAAAGCCGCAGGGATTTTCTCGCTCAAAACAGTATAATGCGTAATACCTACAGTCACATTTCCCCAAATTGTCCATGTTGTAAGCAAAACTACCAATATTGCTATACCAATAAGGATAAGCTTCTTTTTCAATTGCTCACCTCCTCTGTACACAAATATACTTATAAAAGTATATCATGAATCTGTGAACTTTTCAATCACCCACACCCGGAAGGAGTTTTATAGGCAGCACCACCTTGGGACGACTTCAATTCTGGTCACATCGCCAGTGCAGGCAATCGTGCAGTTCCCAGGCTTGAGAACCGGAAACGCTGCACCTTTGACCGTATCGTTTTTGAGGACCGTGTCTTTGTAGCAGTTCATAAGTTCGCTGTCGATTTCGATATATTCATCAATGCCGGAGATCGTCCAAGCAGTCATGCCCTGACTCTCCGGCTGAACGGATAGTGCTACCGCACCGCTGCCATATAACTTGATATACGGCTTACTTACAAAAGCATATGGATTTGTGACAGACAAGTTTGCGCCATCTGCCGCTATGGTCTGCTGACCCTCATAGCTGTATTTGAACGGCTTGCAGTTGAAGGTCACGGTAAAGCAGCCGATTTTATTCAGCTGCTCCTCAATGTCCAGATTGCCGGAAATAACGCCGTAGCGGAAATACTCCGCATCATAGGAGTCAGTAAGCTCATGGTATCTGTCCGGCTCGGAATAAAGCCAGCCCTTAATGTCCCGCAGGACAGCGGCAAGTGCGGCTATATTCTTCCGAGCGAGGAACACTGTGTAGGTCACCTTGATGTTGGCAAAGCGGCAGTTCGGATTGATGATGTCGCCGCTCCTGCCGGGAATGGAGATGAACTCCGCATCGTACTCCGGTGCGGAGAACACATCCTTCTTCTCAATATGCAGGCCGAAATCAGCGGAACTGCGGCCATTGTAGGTAAAAGAGGTCATGCGAATACCACTCCTTTCCGCTGGGCGAACTGATTCGCCGTTTCCATGACTTCGTTGGTGAGCTGACGGATATCCTCACTGCTGTAATTGTTGAAGGTGGCGATGTTCAGAGCGATGGTGAAAGCGGACGCCGCCTTGCCGACCACGCCGTCCACGGCGGAGCGGATCGAGCCGTTCACATCAAAGTCGGTGGGCAGAGCTGTCTGCATATCATGAGCAAGGTCGCCCATGACGCCGTTGATGTCCTCCGCCATTCCTTCTGCGGCTTTGACCGCTTCATCGCCGTTGTCGTCAATGGAGCCTGCAAGACCTTTGACCAGCATTTCGCCGACCCACGCCATCTCCTTTGAGGGCGAATGGATACCAAAGAAATCGCAGATGCCGTCCCAGATGGACGAGATCCACCCGGACACCTTATCCCACAGCCACGAGGCAAGCTGGGTAATACCGCTCCACAGTCCCTTGACGATGTTGCCGCCAATCTCCACGATCTTATACATCAGAGAGCCGAAGGCTTTCACGATGCCCGTGATGATCTGCGGCACGGCCTTGACGATCTCCACGATGATGGTGGGAAGGTTTTCAATCAGCGCAACAAACAACTGCACACCTGCCATGATGATCTTATCGATGTTTCCGACCAGTGCATTGACAATGCCGGAGATGATTTGCGGAATCGCCTGCACGATAGTCGTGATGATCTGTGGCAGGGCTTGAATGAGAGAAATCAGCAGGTCGATGCCCGCTTGAATAATGAGCGGTATCGCATTCAGCACCGCGTTGATAATGCTGTCAATGATTTTCGGAATGGCTTCCACGATTGCCATAATGATATCCGGCAATGCGGCAACAAGAGAGGTCAGAAGCTGAATGCCTGTTTCGATAATCTGCGGGATGGAGTCCAGCAGAAAGGTAATGATGCCGTTGATAATCTCCGGCAGAGCGGCGATCAACACGGGTATTGCGTCCAGAAGCCCTTGCGCCAGTCCCGTGATAAGTTGTAAGGCTGCGTCAAGGAGCATCGGCAGGCTGTCCACCAGTCCTTGTACGATGGTGACGATAGCCTGCACCGCTGCCGGGATGAGCGTAGGCAGTGCATCCGCAATGCCTGTCACCAGCGTGGACACCAACTGAACTGCCGCATCAATGAGCAGGGGCAGATTCTCAATCAGCGTGTTCACGATGGTCATGAGCGCAGACACAGCCGCCGGGATAAGCTGCGGAAGCAGGGATAGCAGCGTTTCCAGCACCTGCGAGAACAGTTCGGTGACTGCTTCCAGCAGTGTGGGCAGCAGTTCACCCACAGCCGTCAGCAGGGCATCCAGCGCCGTGGGCAGAGCCGCCACGATGTTCTCAATAACCGGGGTGATGTTCGCCACCACGGTCTTGAAGGCATCCACCATGTTGTTGCACAGCAGCTCCATGTCAGCGTCCGCATCACCAAAGCCTACGATGAGGTTCGACACGGCGGATTTCAGTGCATTGACAGAGCCGGAAATGGTGGCTTCCGCTTCCTTGGCGGTCGTTCCTGCAATGTCCATGCTCTCCTGCATGACATGAATGGCTTCCACCACATCTGCGTAGGAGGAGATGTCATACTTGACGCCGGATATCTTCTCCGCATCGGCAAGCAGGCGCTCCATTTCCTGCTTTGTGCCGCCGTAGCCCAGCTTGAGGTTGTCGAGCATCGTGTAGTTCTGCTTGGCAAAGCCCTGGTAGGCATTCTGAATGGAGGACATATCCGTACCCATCTTGTTGGCGTTATCGGACATATCCGTAATTGCCACGTTTGCCTTTTCTGCTGCCGCTGCCGTGTCATTA